AGGGTCATTGTCCAGATTATGAACAACCCACTCTCTACAACTCTTGAAGTCTTTATCCTTGATAAATGATACAAGTTCTTTGATAGAAGTGTCTGATAGATTGACGAGGATTCCAGCATCAATAGTACCTGTTGCAGAGTATCTTTGTAGTTCGTTAAGACATCTTCTCCAATCTGGGAAAAACTTGTTGATAAGTTCTGCCACAACTCTTTCATCTGATTTAACATTCTCATTCTCCAAAATGTGTTGTACACGTTTCATGAAACCCATTGCAAGTTGTGGTTTCTCTGCATTTGGAATACGAAACTCCACTGTAGAACACCGACTGTGCAAAGGTTCAATGATACGATTTCTGAAGTTACAGGTTAGAATGAAACCACAGTTTCTACTAAACTCCTCAATAAAACCACGCAACGCAGGCTGTGTGGATTGTGGATTTAGATAATCTGCCTCATCCAGAATAACGTACTTGCGATTACCATCCATAGAAACAGTACTCGCAAAGTTTTTAATTTTAGTTCGTAACATATCAATACCAGATTCTTCCGAACCGTTTATCATCATGTAAGTGCAACCAATTTGTTCCAACATTGCTTTCGCAATTGTAGTCTTACCAACACCAGCAGTGCCTGTAAGTAATAAGTTTGGAATCTGTCGATTTTCTACGAACTGTTGAAAAGTCTGCTTAAGTTCATTTGGAAGTATGCAATCATCAACCGTGACAGGACGATACTTCTCTACCCATAATATATCATTCATTTTAAGCAGTCTCTAGTGCTATGTAATACTCAACATCCTTACTGACATTTTTAAAACGTGAGATACCCTTTTCCGATACCTGTACGTCATAATCACCAGATAAGAGTTTAAGGTTTTCTACTTTAAAATAGAACTTTTTACCTCTTGCTGGACTTTCTGCACCAACTTCAATACTGAAGTTATTAGACGTATCATTCTTACGGTCACTTACACGCAAGTCCATAATACTATCAGTACCAATATCAAGAACCATATCTGGCGCACCAAGAACTGCTGCAGCCTTCATTACTTGATTGAATGTATCTTTAGTCAGAGTGAACTCTGCATCTACAGATGGCATACTGATTTCTGTCTTTGGTGTAGTTACCACAGATGGGTCAGAATAGAAATACGTCAAGTCTTGAGAACCTTGTGCAATTCTAACACTCTGTTCGTTGAACGTAAGTTCTGGGTCACTGAATAAGGACAATGCAGACAAGAATTCATTCAAGTCATAAATTGCAAAGTCACTATGAAATGTATCAGGCACAGTTGCAGTAGATACAATGTTCTTCATTTGAGACATTGTTGCGATTGTGTTTCCTGCTGTCACTAAAAGGTTTGCATTGATTGTAGAATAGTTCTTCAATACTTCCTTTGTATCATTACTAAGTTTCATAATATATTTTCTCCGTTTTCGTTGTTGGTGTCGTGGTTGTGTAGTGCCATTATACCATAATGAATCACTTTTAACAAGTCTTTTCTGTTCTTGCCTTCTTTTTTTCCGTATCTTTGAGAATACTTTAAAATATTCCCAATACAGAAACCTTCACCATGTCCACTATCCATGATGAATTCCGTTGCTTGGAATTTGTTGTGTGAGTAGTGAGAAGCGTATGTACCATCAATGTACTTTTGCATCTCATTTAGAATCTTGTCTTCTGAATATTTATATTCAATCTTTTTCAATTTATACATCCTATAAGTTAGATGGGGGGCGAACCCCCCATCTGGTGCTACATTTAGTATGCGTACTTTGTACCAAGTACAGACGCAATACCAGCGGCAATGATTTCCTTTGAAGGAGTTCCCATTCTATACGCAACACCTTTTGCAGTGTCATTAGTATAGATACAGTTACCTTCTGATTTCAAAGTATCAATCATTTTAGTTGGTGAAGTAAGGTCAAACTTTGTTCTCAAAGTCTTCCACGTTACATTTTCACCTTTTGACAAAAGGTTGAATACCTTCTGTTTTTTGCTTAGTTTTTTATAGCTCATAATTTCTCCATATTTTATTAATTGAGTATTCACATCATACCAAATAAGAACCCATTTGTCAAGGGGTTTATTTGATTTTAATCACTTGAGGTTTTTTCTCTTCTGGTACGATTCTTTCCAATTGGATATTTAACATACCATTGTCGAGTTTTGCACCATTTACAACGATATCATCTGCAAGGGTAAACTTCCTAGTGAAGTTCCTTTGAGAAATACCTTTATAAAGAGTTTCCTTTTCCTGCTTCTCCTTAACTGATTTAACAGTAAGAAGACCTTCAGCAAATTCAATTTCGATATCATCCTTACCGAATCCAGCGAGTGCCATTTCAATAGTGTAATTGTACTCATCTGATTTTTCGATATTATAAGGCGGATACCCTGTTGATTCTGCTTGATGGGTTACATAGTCAAACAGTCTATCAAACTGTCTGTCAAAACCCACGGCATAAGGCGTCATGTGATTATAATCGAATGCCTGAAGGGCATTCCTAAGTGTGCTTAAGTTAGTCATTTTTATCTCCTTTATTAAGCAAGATTAATAAACGTAAACCGATAATTCGCATTTACATCTATATTTATATGGGGGGTAAAAATCAAATTTCAACCCCCACACAAATTCTTTTTTAGGCAGCTTCAGCGTACTCAAGTGCCTTATCTAGTGCGTTCAACTTAACCTTACGGTTACGTCCGTACCACGATGAAACCAATCTACCATCGTTAGAACGACCCTGTAAGTGGTCTGTCATGTTAGTAACAGAGTTGAATGCAGTCCACCAAGTTCCTTGTGCGAACTCAGCACCTGGCTGAACATCAAGGTTTTCGTGGGCAAGTTTTGCGTTACGAGTTGTGAACGGTAAAACACCTTCCACCTTCTCTTTTGCAGGCGAACCAAACACTTCATTGAAGTATTGAATTACATTGTCACCTGTTGCTTTTTTAGAACCAAGGAACGCAGCCATTGATTTGTATTCTTGCATTTTCTCATTTGCAATACCCATGTGTTCTTTTACTTCAGCAGGGTCAAATGACTTACGATGATTTACCGTTACCATTTTATCTGCATTCTGTGAAAGAGACAATGTTAGAGTATTGTTACACACAACACGAATTGGTGTCATACGAATGTTAATCGCTTTACCAAACTGATGTGGGTTTGAGAACAAGAAGTAGTTCTCTGTAACGTCACCGTTGAATAACTCAAATGATTCTTTACACTTTGCAAGTGCCCAAACCATCTGACCATCCTTGAGTGAACCAGCGGTGTGCATTTCCATGTCACCAGCCATTACATACTCATGGAAGAATTCAAACGCTTCTGAGTTCTGCACAGGATTCCAACCTGTACCAACAACATCTAATACAGAGTTGTCAGAAGACCGAACCAACGCTTCTTTGTTTTTGATTTTTACACCTGTTGATGTAACAAGTGGTTGTTTCTCTACTGTCCAATCAAGTCCAGCAACTTTTTGGAATTGGTCTGGTGTGAGGTCTGCCTCAACTTTAGTACCAAGTCCATGCCAAGGTAAATCACCGACATACGCCATTTGTGCTTCACCGTTTAAGATTTCAAGTTCATGTGCCATTATATATTTCTCCGTTTTTTCACTTTACTATTACATTATATACGTTCTAATAACAAATGTCAAGATGTTTTTAGAACTTTTTTCAATTTAATTCGTGGTCTTGCCAACTCCATTCGGATATCCTATCTTCAGAAGTTCGACCAGCGAATATCAAAGTGTCACTATCCCAATCTATGTCACCATGTGAACGATGGTCATGCCATCTATGCACAAAGTCGATATCCCAGATACGAGATACCCTTTGCACCTGTTCATCTGTCATACCAAAAACATGAATTACCATACCGAATCACCTCACCTTACTTATACAGTATACTTGTTTTAATAACAAATGTCAAGTAGTTTTTACAAAAACTTTTCTAAATTCGCAACTTTTTTTGGTGCTCTACCCCAATATTCTGTAGGGGTGACTTTTGGTGTGTCGTGAAAAAGATACCATGCACATGAATCCTTACCATTTGTACCCCCAAACCACATAACACGACCAACACTTACAATCTTCTTACACTTTTCCATATATGGAATACTTTGCATTGTGTT